CAATAATAAATAAAAAATGGATAAGTCAAGAAAAAGAATCTCACAAGATTACGCAAGAAACGCTATTGTAGATGGAGACACCAAGGCAGGTAGATACGAAAAAAAGATGGCAGTAAAAGAAGCTGCTGGAGAAGGACCTTCTATGAAGTCTGAAATTTACATGGCAGGAACTTCTATGGGTTCTGGCAAAATGTCAAAAAGCGGTATTATGCAGTGTGGAAGCTGTATAGGCAAGCATATGAAAGGTAACAGTGGTATTAATATGAGTGCTGACCTTAAGTATATGCCAATTATAGACAGAGAAAAAAATGCAATGAAAAAAGGCGATAGGTAGTATGGGGTTTAAGTTATCTAATCCACCATATAAGAACGAACCAACCCCAGTCTATGAATTAGACTTGGGGCCTGGCGTTCTTGGGCAGAGTAATAACAACGGCACTATCATAATAAATGATAAGCTAGACCCTAAGTTTCACGATGAGGTTATTGGACATGAAGAAGTTCATATTAATCAAATGGCTAGAGGAGACTTAGATTATGACGACAAGAACATTTACTGGAAGGGAAAGTCTTACTCAAAAAAAAATGCTAAGATAGCTATGGCTAGTCCTGCAAATTCTCCTTGGGAAAAAGAAGCCTACAGTAAGTCTAAGACTAAATATAAAGATAAAAAATACAATGTCTAAAAAATTTAAGGATACAAAGTTAGGTGCATTTTTAGGTAATGCTGCACCACACATATTAGAGGTAGCTGGAGATTTACTTCCAGATGCTGGTGTGTTAGGTATTGTAAAGAACCTCATTGAAAAAGATGATAAAATTAAACCTGAGGATAAGAAGGTAGCTTTAGCAAAGACAAAAGAAATGTATGAGCTAGAAGTTAAAGACAGAGACTCAGCAAGAAGTAGAGAGGTTGAAGTTAAGAAAACAGGTAGTAAGGATATAATGATGATGCTGACAGGTATTGTTGGATTGTTGTCGTTTATGTTTATTATATACGCAGTAGTTTACGAGGAGGGTGTTTTACACAACGAGCTGTTCGTTCACTTGATGGGTATGGTAGAGGGTGTGGTAATATCTAACATTTTTGCATACTATTACGGGTCATCAGCAGAAAAATAGTAAAAAGTAAGTAATTATAAAAAGAGTAAGAATCAAATTTAATTTAATATGAACAGAATTACAGATGAAGAGCTAGAGCTTATCAGAGAGCAACAAACAAAAATTTCTCAAATTAAACAAGACATCGGAACACTAGAACTTAGGAAGCACGAGGTTATGGGCGTAATGCTTGATGTAAATCAAGAAGTCGAAGAAACAAAAACCACACTAGAAGAAAAGTATGGTCGTGTAAACATTAACCTTGATGACGGGACTTATACCGAAGTTGAGGAAGAAGAATCTAAGTAATGAGTAGTGTTATAAGAAAAATCAGCATAGGGTCTGATTACAAGAATGAAGCAATGCATTATTCTGTTGGGCAACAAGTATATGGTGGTCACGAAATATCTGATATTCTCCTTGACGAGAAAGATAACTCTTATAACATTTATATTCAAAAAAATAAGGAGACATTGCCGTGGAAGAAGTTCAACTCTAATATGGCAATATCTGTTGAATATGACTTGCAGTATTAATGAAAAGTATTCACGATTTTATCGTAAAACCTATAGAGGGTCGATACAATAATACTGTTAAGGTTGACGAGGTTGACCTTATAGTCAATACAAGAATTGAGGAATTTAAAAGCGTGAGTAAAGTTGCCGAAGTGGTGGCTTTACCATTAGCTATAAAAACTAACATAAAAGTTGGGGATAAAATCATAGTACACCACAACGTATTTAGAAGATTCTATGACATTAGAGGAAACGAAAAGAATAGTAGGAGTTTTATTAAAGAAGATATGTATGCTTGTTCACCTGAGCAGATATACCTGTATGGAGCAAATAAGACTCATCTTGATTATTGTTTCGTAAAGCCAGTAGAAAACGATAGTATATTTTCTTTAACAAAAGAAAAGCCACTTGTAGGATTTCTAAAGTATGGAAACAAAGGACTAACTAACTTAGGGATAAACAAAGGAGACCTTGTTTCGTTTAGACCAACATCTGAGTTTGAGTTTGTTATAGATGGAGAATTATTATATTGTATGAAATTAATTAATATCGTTGGTAGTTATGAAGGTAAAGGAGATGAAAGAGAGTATAATCCTAGCTGGGCAAAAAGCAGTTGTTGAACTGATTAAAGTTGCTGAAGAAGCTATTATAGACTCAGGAGATGACATAACAGCAGATAGATTGAAAAATGCAGCAGCAACTAAAAAACTTGCAATATTTGACGCATTTGAAATACTACAACGCATAGAAAATGAAAAAAATTTGTTAGAAAACAAACCAAAAGAAGAAACTAAAAAGAAAGAGTTTAGAGGGTTTGCTGAAGGAAGGGCTAATACTAATTAGTATGTACGAGCAAAGTTTATACAAGGTATTAGACAACTACATAAAACCATCTACTCTAAAGAAAAAAAATAATGATAAGTCTTGGAAGTACGGGTACGATGAGGATTTTGATGTTATTGTAATAAGTAAAACAGGTAAGATAGGAGAGATTTATGAAATACAAAATCTTAAGATAGCATTACCTGCTGAGTTTGAAACTCATAACTTTAAAGATAAAAAGTGGTCTCATACAGAATATCCAAAAGAATTAGCTAGAATAAAAACAATCTTTGATTGGAAGGAATACCCTGAAGATTTTAAAGAACAATGGTACGATTATATTGAGAAAGAATTTGAAAGAAGAGAAAATGGATTTTGGTTTAGTAATAAGGGTAGTTCTACTTACATTACTGGCTCTCATTATATGTACTTGCAATGGTCAAAAATTGACGTTGGACAACCAGACTTTAGAGAATCAAATAGATTATTCTATATATTCTGGGAAGCTTGCAAGGCAGACACAAGGTGCTTTGGAATGTGTTACCTTAAAAATAGACGGAGTGGATTCTCCTTTATGTCTTCAGGAGAGACAGTCAACCTTGCTACGATATCAGTTGATTCCAGATATGGAATACTTTCAAAGTCAGGGCCTGATGCAAAGAAAATGTTTACCGATAAGGTTGTACCAATCTCAGTCAACTATCCGTTCTTCTTTAAGCCCATACAAGATGGTATGGACAGACCAAAGACTGAACTTGCATATAGAGTGCCAGCATCAAAGTTTACAAGAAAGAAACTTGACTCTAATGAGCAGCAAGAAGATATCAAAGGGTTGGATACTACTATTGATTGGAAGAATACAGGTGACAACTCCTATGATGGAGAAAAACTAAAGCTACTTGTACACGATGAATCAGGTAAGTGGGAGAGACCAAGCAACATACTAAACAACTGGAGGGTTACAAAAACCTGCTTAAGACTAGGTAGTAGGATAATAGGTAAATGTATGATGGGTTCAACATCTAACGCTTTAGATAAGGGAGGAGAAAACTTTAAAAAACTTTACTATGCATCAGACGTTACGAGAAGAAACAGCAATGGACAGACTGCTTCAGGACTATATTCTTTGTTCATACCTATGGAATGGAACTACGAGGGATACATTGATTCTTATGGACTACCTGTCTTTGACACTCCAGAAAAAGCGGTTAAAGACCCTTACGGAAATTTAATTAAACTAGGGGTAATAGAGTACTGGGACAATGAAGTAGAAGGACTAAAAGGAGACCAGGATGGATTAAATGAATTTTATAGACAGTTTCCAAGAACAGAGCAACACGCTTTTAGAGATGAAGCTAAAGAATCTATATTTAATCTAGCAAAAATATACCAACAGATAGACCACAATGAAGGAATGAAGTCTAGTTCATTAGTAACTAAAGGAAACTTTCAGTGGGAGAATGGAATTAAAGATACAAGGGTAGTTTTTATGCCAAACTCAAACGGTAGGTTTCATATAACTTGGATTCCTCCTGTTTCTTTACAAAACAGAATTGTCTCTAAAGGTGGAATAAATTATCCAGGCAATGAGCATTTAGGTGCTTTTGGATGTGACCCTTACGACATATCAGGAACAGTAGACAAGAGAGGTTCTAATGGGTCCTTACACGGGTTAACAAAATTTAGTATGGAAGATGCTCCAAGTAATCACTTATTTTTAGAGTACATTGCAAGGCCTCAGACAGCAGAGATATTTTTTGAGGATGTATTAATGGCTTGCGTATTTTACGGTATGCCAATACTAGTAGAGAATAACAAACCAAGACTATTGTATCACTTTAAAAATAGAGGGTATAGAGGATACTCAATGAATAGACCCGATAAAAAGTATACAAGACTATCAGTAACAGAGAGAGAGATTGGTGGAATACCTAACTCTAGTGAGGATATAAAACAGGCACACGCTGCTGCAATAGAAACATATATAGAAGAGCTTGTAGGAATATTAGGTGATGATGAAATGGGGGATGTGTACTTTCAAAGAACTCTAGAAGATTGGGCAAGGTTTAATATAAACAATAGGACATCACACGATGCATCTATAAGCTCAGGATTAGCCATTATGGCTTGTAACAAAAATCGTTACGCACCGATAAACAGGGTAGCAATAAAAAATATAAATTTAGGGTTTAAGAGATACGACAACTCTGGAAGTTATTCAAAAATAAGAAATTAAATGAACGTAAGCGCAAATCCAAACAGTGTATTTCCTAGCCAAGTTGTTAGTGACGCAGAAAAATCAAGCCTTGAATATGGAAGGCAAGTTGCCCAAGCTGTAGAATCGGAGTGGTTTAACCAAGGAGGCTATGGGAATAGATTTGCTACAAATTTTAATCACTTTAATAGTTTAAGATTATACGCAAGGGGAGAACAACCAGTTCAAAAATATAAAGATGAGCTTGCTATAAACGGAGACCTCTCTTATTTAAATCTAGATTGGAAACCCGTACCTGTAATTTCAAAGTTTGTAGATATCGTTACAAACGGTATGACAGAAAAAAAATATGAGATTAGTGCTTACGCACAAGACCCTGAATCAATAAAGAAAAGAACTGACTACGCTTCTGCTTTAATGGAAGATATGGCAGCAAAAGAGCAACTATTAAAACTTAAAAACAATTTAGGTATAGATGCTTTCAATACTAGCAATCCAGAAGAATTACCTCAGTCTAAAGAAGAGTTATCTCTTCATATGCAACTTGACTATAAGCAATCAATTGAAATAGCAGAAGAAGAGGTTATAAATCAAGTACTTGCTAAAAATAAGTTTGATGAAATAAGAAAAAGATTTAACTACGACTTAACTGTTATAGGTATAGGGGCTGTCAAAACAACTTGGAATAAAGCTAATGGGGTAAAGGTAGAATACTGCGACCCTGCAAACTTAGTTTACTCATACACTGAAGACCCTAACTTTGAAGACATATATTATATTGGAGAGGTTAAGGGTGTTACAATACCTGAGCTTAAAAAACAATTCCCTAATATACCTCAAGAAGAACTAAAAAGAATTGAGGAGATGCCAGGCAATAGAGACCGTATAACTGGATGGAAAGGATATGATGAAAACACAGTTCAAGTTTTGTATTTTGAGTACAAGACTTATAACAATCAAGTATTTAAAATAAAAACAGGACTAAACGGATTAGAAAAAGTTATACAAAAGTCAGACGACTTTAATCCACCTGAAAACGATACATTTAAAAAAGTATCAAGAAGTATAGAGGTCCTTTATTGTGGGGCTAAAGTTCTTGGAACAAACACTATGTTAAAGTGGGAGTTGTCTGAAAATATGACAAGACCTTTTGCTGACACAACTAAGGTTGAGATGAACTATGTTCTTTGTGCGCCAAGAATGTACAACGGAAGGATTGAATCCGTTGTAAGTAAGATTACAGGGTTTGCCGATATGATTCAAATTACACATTTGAAGCTACAGCAAGTTATGACAAGGATGGTCCCTGACGGAGTTTTCTTAGATGTTGACGGTTTAGCAGAAGTTGATTTAGGAAACGGAACTAACTACAATCCAGCAGAAGCTCTTAGTATGTACTTCCAGACAGGTAGTGTTTTAGGTAGGTCTATGACACAAGATGGAGAATTGAACAGAGGCAAGGTTCCAATTCAAGAGCTTACAAGCTCAAGCGGAGGTGCTAAGATACAGTCTTTAATACAGACATATCAGTACTACTTACAAATGATAAGAGATGTTACAGGATTAAACGAGGCGAGAGATGGTTCTGCTCCAGCTAAAGATGCACTCGTAGGACTTCAAAAGATGGCCGCTAATCAATCCAATGTAGCAACAAGACATATACTTCAAGCAAGTTGTTATTTAACGCTTAGAGCCTGCGAAAATATATCTATGAGAATTGCTGATTCCTTACAGTTTGCTTTAACGGCTAACTCTCTTAAGAACAGTATTACTATTTTTAATGTAGAAACATTAAAAGAAATATCTAATTTAAATTTACATGACTTTGGAATATTTTTTGAGTTAGAGCCTGATGATGAGGAGAAAGCGCAATTAGAGCAGAACATTCGAGATGCTTTAAAGATGGGAGGAATAAACCTTGAGGACGCTATTGACATAAGGAGGATAAAAAATCTTCAACTTGCAAATGAAATGCTTAAGGATAAAACAAAAAAGAAAATTCAACAAGCACAACAAGCACAACAAGCAAATATACAAGCTCAAAGTCAAGCTAATGCACAAGCATCTGAAGCTGCTGCAATGGCTGAAACTCAAAAGCAACAAGTAATAACAGCAGAAAAAATTAGTATTGAGCAAGCTAAATCTCAGTTTGAAATAGAAAGAATGCAAGCAGAGGCTGAAATAAAAAGAGGTCTTATGTCTGAAGAGTTTAACTTTAATATGAAACTAGCTCAGATTAGAGCAAATGCTGAAATTTCAAAAGAACAAGATATTGAAGATAGAAAAGATAAAAGAATAAAAATACAAGGGACTCAGCAATCTGAACTGATTGACCAAAGAAAAAATAACTTATTACCGAAAAACTTTGAAAGTTCAGGTAATGATGTATTAGGGGGAATTGGATTAGACGAGTTTAACCCAAAATAAATAGAATTTTTTAATTTATATTATATTATATTATGTCAGAAGAAGTAAAACAAGAAGGAGACTTTAAAATAAAAAGTAAACCTAAAATGAAAAAGTTTAATAAGGAAACCGAAACTATTAAAGTGGATTTATCCGATAATAAAAAAGTTGAGGAAGAAGTTATTAAAGTTAACTTAAAAGAAGAAGATGCCAATAAAAAGCAAGAAGCAACAAACGTGGCTACAGATAAACCAGCCGAAATTGTACCAGAAGTGGAAGCAGAAGTATCATCAGGGGAAAGCCCCGTTCAAAATGAGGGGTTTGCTGGCATCCAAGAAATAACTGGAGAAGAAGTAAAAGAAGAAGTAATAGAAGTTACTAAAGAAATAAAGGAAGCAATTAGAGATGAACGTGTTTCAGGAAAGCCACTTCCTGAAAATATTGAAAAACTTGTTTTATTTATGGAAGAAACAGGTGGCAATGTTGAAGACTATGTTAGATTAAATGCTGACTACAGTAATGCAAATAAAGATACATTATTAAAAGAGTACTATAAAAAAAGTAAACCGCATCTTGATGATGACGAGATTAATTTCCTTTTAGAAGATAAATTTTCGTATGACGAAGACTTAGATGAAGAAAGAGATATACGCAAGAAAAAGCTTGCGTTCAAAGAAGAGGTTCAAGAAGCCAAAAACTTTTTAGAAGACTTGAAGGGTAAATATTACGATGAGATTAAGTTAAGACCAGGCGTAACCCAAGAGCAACAAAAAGCAACGGAGTTCTTTAACCGATACAACGAAGAGAAAAGCTTAAAGAGCCAAAAGCACGACAGGTTTAAAAAGGCTACATCTGAAATGTTCAACAACGACTTCAAAGGTTTTGATTTCGAGGTTGGAGAAAAAAAATTCAGGTATGGTGTTAATAATCCAACAAGTCTTGCTGACAAACAATCTGAACTTTCTAACATAATCGGGAAGTTCCTGAATAACAAGGGAGAAATTTCAGACCACAAAGGTTACCACAAAGCTATGTATGCTGCGTCTAACGTAGACAAGATTGCAGGTCACTTTTATGAGCAAGGTAAAGCCGATGCTGTTAAGGAGGTTGTGAATGGTTCAAAGAATCTATCAGACCAACCGAGGCAGACTTCTGGTGATAGCGTGTTTATAAATGGGATTAGAGTTAAGTCTGTAAGCGGAGCGGACTCTTCAAAATTAAAAATTAAAAAAACAAACTTTAAAAATTAAAAAAAAATGGGACAATTTATTCCAAGCTCAAAGGACCCTCTAGGGGACTTTAATTTAAGTCCGATGCCTACTAAAAGTGCATCACCTTTTAATTACATTGATTTTACTGGAGAAACAGGTGGAAACTTTGCACAACAATACCTACCAGAGATTTACGAAGCTGAAGTAGAGCGATACGGAAACAGAACTCTATCAGGATTTTTAAGAATGGTAGGTGCTGAAATGCCAATGACTTCTGACCAAGTTGTATGGTCTGAGCAAAACAGATTGCATATTGGGTATAAACTAGCTACTGTTACGGTAGCAACTGGCGTTATTGCTTTACCAACGAATGGTGACGATGGAAAGGCTACTAAAAATGCTATCAGAGCAAAAAATACTATTGTATTACAAGCTACTGCTGGTACAGGTGTAGGGACAACTATTACTGCTTATGTTAGTGTTGTTGATGGACTTAACGTAACTGTTCTTCCTTATACTGCTGCTAATTTAGCAGGTGCTGGATTTGCAGATGACTCAATATTTAGCTTATTTGTTTATGGTTCTGAATTTGCTAAAGGAACAAATGGAATGACAGGTTCTTTAGAAGCTTCTTTCACTCAGTTTAGCAACAAGCCAATTATCATTAAGGACAATTATGAAATTAATGGTTCTGATGCTGCACAAATTGGATGGGTTGAAGTTGCTGCTGAAGACGGAACAAACGGATACTTATGGTATTTGAAGTCTGAAGGAGAAACAAGATTACGTTTCCAAGATTACTTAGAGATGGCAATGGTAGAAGGTGAGCTTGCTACAAACGCTGCTGTTAAGACTGCTGTAGGAAATCAAGATTCTGCTGGTACTGAAGGTCTTTTTGCTGCTATTACTGCAAGAGGTAACGTATACCAAAACTATGCAAGTGGTGCTGGTAAAGATGGTGCTGGACAAAGAAGTGCTTTAGCTGACTTTGATTTAATTCTTCAAAATCTTGACAAGCAAGGAGCTATTGAAGAGAATATGTTATTCTTAGACAGAGCTACTGCTTTAGACTTTGATGATATGTTAGCTGCACAAAATTCTTACGGAGCGGGTGGTACATCTTACGGTGTATTTGAAAACTCTGCGGAAATGGCATTGAACTTAGGATTTGACGGTTTCAGAAGAGGTTCTTATGACTTCTACAAGACTGACTGGAAATACTTAAACGATGCTACGACTCGTGGTTTAGTTGACAATATTGAAGGTGTATTAGTTCCTGCTGGAACAAGTACAGTGTACGACCAAATGTTAGGTACTAACATCAGACGACCATTCTTACACGTACGTTACAGAGCTTCTGAAGCTGACGATAGAAGAATGAAGTCTTGGATTACAGGTTCTGTAGGTGGTGCTGCAACTAGTGATGAGGATGTAATGAGAGTTAACTTTTTATCTGAAAGATGTTTAGTTACTCAAGCTGCTAACAACTTTGTGTTATTCACAAAATCTGCATCATAACAGCAATCAATTATTACTTGGGGTCGCAAATTGCGGCTCCAAGTTTTATTTATTTTTTTTATTAAATTTTATTATATTATGGCTACAAAAGCAAAAGAAAAGACTACCGAAAATTGGGAGTCTAAAGACAGGTTGTACTACCTTAAAAATGGGGTATCACCATTGACATTTACATTATCAAGCAAGCATTCACAAAGACATCCATTGATGTATTTTGATGAGGAATTAGGTTATGAAAGAGAGCTTAGGTATGCAACAAACCAAGTATCTCCATTTGTTGATAAGCAAACAGGGCCAGCAACATTAGCGCACATTGTTTTTCACAACGGGGTGTTGATGGTTCCTAAACAAAAACAAAATTTACAAAAACTTTTATCATTATATCACCCTCTAAGAAAAAATTTATATGCAGAGCAAGACGAAGTTGCTGAAGCAGTAAACCAGTTAGAAGATATTGAACTGGAAATTGAAGCATTAAATTTAGCTTTACAATTAGATGTTGACCACGCTGAGGCAATATTAAGAACTGAATTAGGTAGTGCTGTATCTAAAATGAACAGTAAAGAACTTAAACGAGATTTAATGCTACTTGCTAAAAGCAATCCAGCGTTGTTTATAAGTCTTGCACACGATGAAAACGTGGAGCTTAGAAGCTTTGGTATTAGAGCAGCGGAATCAGGGATTATTATATTGTCTTCTGACCAAAAAACATTCAAGTGGGCCACTAACGGCAAAAAGTTAATGGAAGTTCCATTTGACGAACATCCATACTCAGCATTAGCTAGTTGGTTTAAAACTGACGAGGGGATGTTAGTATACAAAAGTATAGAGAAAAAATTCTCTTAATATGTAACTATATTTACAGGGGTAGGTCAACTTCGGTTGGCCTATTTTTGTAAATAAAACAAAACATCAATATGGCAATAAATATAAATACGGTATATAAGACTGTGTTGCTAATACTTAACAAAGAGGAAAGAGGCTACGTTACTCCAGATGAGTTTAATAGAATTTCTAATCAAGTTCAATTAGAAATATTTGAACAATACGGAGATGACTTAAACCAACAGTTAAGAGTTCCTCAAAGCGATACAGATTACGCAGACAGGATTGCTAATATTGATGAAAAGATTTCAATATTTAAAACATTTGGTGGCACAACGTATAATGCAAATGTTCCATCTGACACATACTTTGAATTAAAAGAAGCGGGCAATGACTTGCCAATTTACAGACTAGGGACTGTAACGTACAAAGACCAAGTAGAACTACAAAGACTTCAAAGAATGGAGTTCTACAACATTCAAAAATCTCCTCTAACAAAATCTACAGAATCATTTCCAACGTACTTACTTGAGAACAATAGGCTTTATGTAAAGCCAAGCACAATAACATCTTTAATAGGTGTTAGTTACTTAAGAATACCTTCTGAACCTAGATGGGGATACTATGTTGGCAGTGTTGGGCAATACATATACGACAGTAATGCTTATAACATAACATCTATAAATACAGGACCTAACTCACTAATAAACAGTTTAATTAGTGGTGTTTCAGATTATCCTACAGATGGAATTTATAGAGGAATTGTTAATTCAACTGCTGGATGGAACTCTTTTGGCCCAGGGTCTGGGTTAGATATTTCAATTACAATATCAAATGGGACTGTTTTAAGTATAGGAGTTAATGCACCAGGAATAAACTACCTTCCAGCAGGAGGTCAACAAATAACTGTATCAGGTTCCGTGTTTAAGAACTCAGCACCATTTCCTGGTTCTGTTGAAATACTTTTACAGGAATCAGACTTTAATGGTAACAGTACATATGGCTCTACCCAAATTGAACTTGATGTTTCAGAGCAAACTAACTTTATACTTAGAACATTGTTTTATTTTGGTGTTGTTATAAAAGACCCACAGATTATACAGGTTGCTGCAAGCCAAGTACAAAGAGATGAAATAAACGAAAAAAGCTAATAATATATGTCAAATCCAAATGGTGGTTTAATCACCGAAACTAATGCACAATACTACGCTGGACAGCAGTCTTTTGTTGGGGATGGAAGTACACGAATTTTCGTATCTACATTTAATACTAATTTAATTGCAACAGTAACAGGTGTCTCTAATACAAACTTTTCTGTAACAGTTAATGGAACTCTTGTAACTGATTATACCTTATCTGCAACAGATACAATTACATTTACGGTAGCACCTATTAATAATGCAGAGATTATTATTAATCTTATAGAGACTGCAATAGAAGGAAATTACGGAGGGTATCAGTACACATCATTGAATGATGTTATTAATAACTTTATGGTTGCTTACGTTGGTGCAGGTAAACTTATACTAAGTGCTAAGAGAACTGACATAATATTTCACGCAAAACGTGGGATGCAAGAATTTAGTTATGACACATTAAGAACTATTAAGTCTCAAGAGCTAACCATATCTCCAAGTCTAACTGCGGTTATACCGCAAGACTATGTAAATTACGTTAGATTATCTTGGATTGATGATTCGGGGGTAAAAAGAATCATATACCCAAACACAAACCTTACGATAAACCCAGCACAAGCTCCTGAGCAAGATTCAACAGGACAGATAGTTCAAGACAACTTGGAAGAGAACGTAGGTACAGACCCACCACAAACAGTGGAAAGATGGAGAACTGCTGACGATAAAAAAATAACAGGACTATTTAATGCAGGCTCTGTTGATGCAGGGCTTGACATTGATGGTATTAATATTGGTAGCCTATATTGGGGAGGAGCTTATGGGCAAAGATATGGCTTAGACCCTGTTTTAACTCAAAGTAATGGATGGTTTGGAATTGACGAAGTAAGAGGGGTGTTTACATTCTCAAGTAATTTAAAGGGTCGTCTAATCGCTATAGAGTACATCTCAGATGGTTTGGCTTACGACTTGGATACTAGAGTCCCAAAGATGATAGAAGACGCTATGTATGCCCATATAAGCCACGCAATTATTTCTACAAGAATTAACCAACCTGAGTACATCGTTAATAGATTAAAAAGAGAGAGAAGTGCAAAGCTAAGAAACGCTAAAATAAGATTGTCTAATATTAAACTAGGTGAGCTTACGCAGCTTATGAGAGGTAAATCTAAATGGATAAAATAATATAATATGCCAGAAGTTAAAAATATATTTGTCGGGGCTAAGATGAACAAAGACCTTAACCCAAGGATGATATCAAACCAAGAATACGTAGACGCAAGAAACGCAGCAATAATAAATTCTGAGGGAAGTAATTCGGGTCTATTACAGAATGTTAGTGGTAACACAATAGAAACAGATTTTGGACTAACAGGTGTTAATTTAGAAATAATTGGTTTTTACATAGATAGCACAAACAATAGAATTTTTGCTTTTATAACTGACTGGAACGACACATCATCTGATGGACTTTCTCGCTACGCTCCATCAACATCAAGTCACTACATTTGCTTATATGACCTTAACTCGTCTCAGGGAACTGTTTTGGTTAGTGGAAGCTTTTTAAACTTTGCAAAAAATAATAGAATACTTGGTATCAACTTGTTAGAAAACTTACTGTTTTTTACAGACGATAGAAATCAACCAAGAAAAATAAATGTAAATAGTGCTATTGAAAACGCTAACGCAAGAGCTGGCGGTGCTACTTATGTTTACTACTTAAAAGAAGAAGATATATCTGTTTCTAGGTACTACCCTTGGGAGCCGCTTAGTTTTTTAAAGAACGAAGAAACAGAAGTTCCTTATGCCTTACAATTAAACTCAAATTTAAAAATAATTAATACAGTTAATGTAATTGGGGCTGGTGTTGTAGGGTATCCAATAACTGTATATACAGGCTCTGGAAATGGGGCTACTTTGGAAGTTTTTTTTACTAATGAATGGGTTAGTAGAGTTACTGTAATTACTTCTGGAGGCCAAGGGTTTAAAGAAGGAGATACGGTAACTATATCTAGTATTACAGGTCTTACATTAGAAAATCCTATTGTATTAAAAGTGTTAAAAGATAACATTCAAAAAGAGTCTACACTTAAAGATGTTACATCTAAAAACCTTCCATTAACTATTACGGCTGTAGCAATAGCCCCTATATCGTCAACTTCTTTTACAACTGCAATTGCTGTTAACAATAATTTCGTAGGCGCAACAATATCAGTAGTTAATAATAATGGGCAAGAAAGATTTAATGCTTTATCAGGTGTAACTATAACTGCGATATCAGCAGATGGAAAAACAATAACGCATACATCAACATCAAATATCTCTCCTACCGACATAGTTACTATTGGGGCAAACCCTTATTATAGTAATACATTTAATGGAGATTCTAATTTCACATCTGATAAGTTTATAAGATTTAGCTACAGGTTTAAGTACGACAACAATGAATATTCTTTATCTGCACCATTCTCTCAGATTGCATTTATACCAAATCAAGATGGTTATTTTTTAGATAAAGTTAGTGTTCCAACTAGAATAGAAGATGATGAAGCAGAATCAGATGAAAACAATGCGGTAAAAAGTACTATCATTAGCTTTTTTGAAAATAAAATAAATCAAGCTCAGTTAATTATACCCCTGCCAGAAAATATAACAGATGGGTTATCTTTGATTAATATTTTAAAGGTTCAAGAAATAGATATTTTATACAAAGAGTCAGACAAAACGTCTATTCAAGTCTTAGATACTATATCTAATTTAGATTTAAGACTAGAAGAGTTTGACACTATTGCGTACACATATTCATCTCAATCACCTGTAAAAACATTACCAACAAATAATTCTACTAGGGCTTCTGACAAAACACCTATCAGAGCTAAAGCTCAAGAAGTCGCTGGTAATAGAATAATTTATGGTAATTACCTAGTTAGAACGGCAAGACCAAACTCAATAAACTATATCGCTACGACTAGCGAAAAAAATAAATTAGGTATCTTTAATTCTTTTAGTGAGCTAGAGTACCCAAATAGCGTATTAAAACAGAATAGGTCTTATAAGGTAGGTATTGTTTTAGCGGATAAATTTGGTAGACAATCGGATGTTATTACGTCCGAAAACTCTACGGTGTATTGTGAGTATAGAAATACTCCAGGAGACTTTATAACTAATTCTGCTACTGAAAAAAGCATTTACAGAGGAAGCTCTTTAAAGGTAGACTTCATCTCTAAAATACCAGAGTTGCTAGAAGTTCCAGGGTATGCAGGATTATATAGTAACACAAATCCTTTAGGTTGGTATACCTACAAGGTTGTTGTTCAGCAAAAGGAACAAGACTACTATAATGTGTTTCTACCAACAATCTTAAATAACCATCCTCAAAAAAATACAAATGCTGACGGAGAACCACCAATCCCAGTACCTATAAAATCAGAAAGCACAGCATTTATAACTTTATTTTCAGACAACATAAACAAGGTTCCTAGAGACTTAAAAGAAGTTGGGGCGCAAGACTTGCAGTTTTCAAGTTCTGTAAATTTATTCGGCAGGGTTTATAACACTACTTTTACTAACTTAATCCCAACATCTAGGCAGTTTATTCCAAATACAACACCTGACAAGGTTACATTAATAGGTACTAGAAATGAAATTGGCTTAGATGAAATGATAAATGGAGACCCATATAGTGTCTCCCCATTTTATAGTATTCCATCAGTGGGTGTTGGTCCTGTTTTGTCAAGTAAAACAGGTGCAAACCCATACATTGGAGAAGTTGCAACAACAAAAAGAATAGGTGCAATTGGAGGAGGTGGAGTTTCAACTGATACAGTGAATACTTCCCAAGTTTCCTTTAGTTCAATAAGGCTTAATGTTTATGAAACAGCTCCAGTAGAATCTAATTTAGATATATTTTACGAAACAGGAACATCGGGTCTAATATCTGAGCTAAATCAATCAATAGATACAGTTACAACTCAATTAATTCCAAACTCTATAGATGGGTGGTCTTTTGATTTAAGTGAATCAACCCCTCCTAATACCGTTATAAGTCTAAACTCTTTTGACATATTAACTGCTCAAGGATTATCTTTGTCTGAAAAATCTTTAAACGATGCAAATATAACTTTAACAGGGAAAATTGTTAATGTTATTAACGGTGTTGATAAATCTGTTTTTTCCAATAATCTTTTTGTATTAGAACAAGATAATAGTAAAAAATTTAAAATTAAAACTGGACCAAATGCAAACTTTGTATTTATAAGAAATAGTTCTAAGGTTGATAATTGGAAATTTGTCTTTGAGTTTACAATAGTAGATACATCAATAGTAAAATTAGAAAATCAAAAAACATCTGTAAATATAATACAAGATTATGGATTAAGTGCATTAAAAAATGTTTTCCCTATTCTTGTAAGTCCAATTACATCAATTGTTAAATATAAATTAGATTGGGTTTGGCAATATTATATTAATCAAAACAATCAAGGAGATTATAGATGGATAGACCCAAACGGCCAAGATGAATACAGATTAAATTTTGAAATAACTACAACAGCTTTATTTGGAGGGAATAGCTTAGATTTTACTGATATAGGCGAATTGGTTGTTAAAAATGGAGCAATTAGCAATAATTTGTTTACAGAAGGAATATCTTATATTTTAGACTCAATTTGGTTCTGGGATGAATGGAGAACAAGTCCACCTCCACCACAAGCCGATGCCCCCTCTAAATGGGTAGACTTAACAAATCAATCATACATACAAAAAATAAGAGATTCTTCAGGAGGAAGTAATATCACAACACCTAGCACTATAGCATATGGGCCTAATACATTTAGGTTAGAACCATTTGGAAATAACAATGTTTCAATCCAAGCCTCAAAACCTCTTTTAAAATATATAAACAGAACACAATTTACGCCTGTAGGAGAAACAAAAGATACTGTTTATAAATTAATATTTAAAATTAGAGATTCTTCAAATTCAACAACAAATAATTATGGCGCACAAAGCGAAGGGTGGAATAAAATATCTGTATACGTGCGAGTTAATGGGTATAATAATAAAATTATAAGAGGCACAGGAACAAGACCTCCACTTTAATATGATAAGTTAATATAAAAAAATGGGATTTTTAAAAGAAATATTATACTTTAATTCTTTTTTAGTAAAGAAAGTTGTAGAAAATAAACTTAACAACACTGCTGGAAAGGCTACTTGGCCCGCTCTTCCTTGGAATCCAGTGGGGTATCCGAAGTTTCCTTTGTTAGCATCGGCCAATCATAACGATGTATCTTGGTATATTGAAGAGTCAAGGATAAGGGGTGGATACAACAATAAACAGGTAGATTTTGGAGCAAAAGCTTATATAACAGAGTCTGAAGATTCTGAGTTAAGGCTTATTAATGGATTAATATACTCTGGAATATACAACTCTAGAACTGGAGTCAACGAAACAAATGTTTTTTCTACAGCAGAGAACATAACAAAAGAGGTTGACCCTAGATATGGTGCAATACAAAAGCTTTACACAACAGACACTAACTTAATAATTTTTCAAGAAGATAAAGTTAGCAATGCTTTAGTTGACAAAGACGCTATTTTTACAGCAGACGGAAATCCTGCACTTACAGCATCACAGCTTGTATTAGGGCAAATAAACCAATACTCAGGAGAGTATGGTATAAGTGACAACCCTGAATCTTTTGCTTTTAAAGGTAGTAGGATGTATTTCTCAGACAAAAATAGAGGAGCAATAATGAGGCTTTCAAGAGATGGTCTTACAGAAGTAAGTAGTTATGGTATGAGAGACTACTTCCGTGATACGTTATCAAACATATCTGAAAACTTACAAACTACTCAAATTGAGTTGACAGTAGAGGCTTTTTTAACAAACACATTGACATTGTCAAATTTAGACGAGGCTAATAACACTTTTGATAGGGTTCAATACGGAATGTCTTTGTCTGGGGATGGTATACTTCCAGCAGGGCTATATATTATAAACGTAGATAAAGTAAACAAAACAATAACACTAAGCGATACTATAACATCAACTATTAATATAGGCTCTACCGTAATACTTTCTAGCTCCGTAATGGATAGGATTGTGGGTGCGTATGACAACTATTATGATAAGTACGTTGTGTCTATGCAAAATTGGGAATTAACATCTTACTCTTACGAAACTCTTTCTTTTAACGAAAGCAATAACGGATGGACTAGCTTTTGGGATTACGACCCAAGTTTTGGTGGTACACTAAACAACTCTTATTACACAACAAAAGGAGCTTCTTTATGGAAACATTACGATGAGAGTGTAATTAATAATAGAGGGACTTTTTATAAAACGTATTATCCAACATCTGTTGAGTTATCATTCAATCCAATGGTGTCTGTATCTAAAAACTTTCAAACAATTAACTACGAAGGGACTAACGGTTGGCAGGTTGATTATTTCTTATCAGACCCAACAGAGACATTACTTTTAAACACTTCAAATAACTCATACAAAGACGAATCTTCTTCAATTAAAAGTTATAATGAAGGAGTTTATTTGGATGCAGGAATTACTCATAGAGTTGGATTTAACTTAAAAGGAAACAAATATTTTGCTAACTTAGTAAACAAAGGAGTTTTATCTAATAATTTAAATATTCCTCAAGGTCTTCCAGGACAAGTTTTACCAGGAAATAGTATGAGTGGAATAAAGGGGTTCTACTCTACAGTAAAAATAAGTACAGATAACACAACAGACTTAGGTGGTCAAAAGAATTTATTTGCGGTATCATCAAATTTTGTAAAATCTTAAAAAAATAAAATAATATGGCAGCAGCAGCAATAGCATCAGGAGTTGTAGGTTTAGCGGGAGTTGGAATTAAATTATACAGCTCAATTAAAACTTACGAATCAATGAGAGACCAAGCATCAGACGATGCAGCACACGCAACTCAAATGCGAGAGAAATTAATTCAATTAGAAAATTCTAGGCAAGATGTAACAAATCCTTTTGCAAATATTGGAGTAGCAACACAGGCTGCCGAGATTCAAATAGAGCAAACAGACATTGCTTTAGCTAACACCTTAGATGCAATTAGAGCAACTGGCGGTGCGGCTGGTGGTGCTACTGCACTCGCACAAGCTGCATTGCAAAGTAAAAAAGATGTATCTGCAAATATAGAGCAACAAGAAGCAGCTAATGAAAAAATGAGGGCAGAAGGAGAATTGTATGCTTTCAATGCTAGAGAAAGAAGAGAGGAGGGTCAGCTTGATAGACAAGCGGATTTAACTGACCAAGCAAATGCTCAAGAAAGAGCATCTAAGAATAATCAAGTACTAGCTCAACAAGCTATAGGAGACTTAGCAGCAGAAGGCCTTATGGGAGGAGCTTATGGTTTAAGCTCTATGGGTTCTAAATAATAAAAATATAAAAATATGAGCTATAGAAATCCAAGTTTAAAAGTAGATACAAGTTTAGGAGATGCTTTTATTAAACAGATAAAAGGTGTAAGTTCAGGCATAAATACAACTATGTCTAAATATGCCAAAATGGCATCAGAGAATAAACAAAGAAACTTTGAATTAACAAAAAAGATAAATCAATACGAATCAGAAGTTTCCTCAAATGTATCAAAAATTGCTACAGAGAATAAAGTGGATGTTGAAAGTTTACTTAGTGGACTTGAGCCAAGAACGAAGGAGTTCAAACAGGCGGCAGCTAGATACAATATGGCAAAAGAATCATACGAAGGTATGGAGGAAGATGCAATTATAATGAGAGAGTTTGAAAATTTTACAAACTACGGATTAGGTCAGCAACTTGCTGCAAAAGAATTTATTTTCTCAACTTTTAACGATGCAATGTTAAAAGGTGGTATGGATGGAAAAGGTGGCTCTATAAGTTCATCTGTTGACCCACAGTTGTTAGCTATGGTTAATGTAGAAAAACCAGGGAGCAATATTAAAGCAAGAAATAGTTATGAGGTTGTTGGTAATGATGTGTTTTATGTTACATCTGGTCCAGAAATAGCACGACTAAATAAAGAGATGGGTATAGAAGGTGACTCCTATAGAGTATCTGCAAAAGAATTACAAGAGCAAACAACAGCTAAAGGAGCAAGTCCTACCAACTTTCATATTTTTAATACAATAGTAGACTTAGCAGGTGATGGTAGTGAAAATGGAGTTGGAATTAGTTATCAACTACAACAAGATGAGGTTATAAATAAAGGTGAGTTTACCAAAGAGTACAGTAGAAATTACGGAAAACAATTAAGAAGTGAAAAAGTAGAGGGAGGTCAAGATATTTCAATATTGGTTGATAGAACAGCGGTAGATATAGATAATGCAACAGCAGCGATAACTCCATCCGTAAACGCAACTATGAATACTTGGTTTGGATTTAAAGGACCAGAGCTTTTTGACTACATTAGAACTAATGTAAAAGAAACAAGAGAGATTGATGGTAAAAAATACTATGTTCACAAGCCAGTAAAAGGCAGAAATGAAAAAGGAGAAGTAGAGTATGGGGAAGAGATTTTAATGTCTGAAGATGAGCTTGTTAGGGATTTTGTAAATAATCCAGATGATGGGTATAGCGAAGAGATGAAGGATAAAATAAAGAAAGTAGGAGTCGATGATGCTTTAAAAATTTATGGAGCTTTAAACAAACCCAAAGAAACAAAGAGTAATGCTCCTGAATATGTGAGAGGAAAGGCAAGAAGCCAAACAGCTAAATCTATATCTGCTGAAGTTCAAAAAAATAGCGAACTTGCAACTCAAGGAAGGTATAATGAGATGGATTTTTCTATGTTAGAAGGAATAAAAAATGGAAGTGCATTTAGAGTAAGAGATGATAATTCTGGAATCGTTGATGTTTATGATAAAAGCGGAAATCAAATAGCACAACTTGATTTAAATGACAAAGCAGAGGTAACAGAAAGGAATTTGCTTAATATATTTGACGAAGGAGCTGCAGGTGTTCTTGATTCAGGAGAAGAAATACCTAAATCTGCTATTATAAAGGACCTTATAAATCCAATAAAAAATGTAGACTCTGATATATCAGAAGAAGATTTTATGGATAACTTATCAGGTGGTTACTTAAAAAGATTATCTAAGTTAGGTATAGGGTTAGAAGAAACTAATGTTGGAAATGATGCTTTACTTTTAACGAAACCAAATGGTGATGAAGTTGAGATTGATTTAGAGAAAGGTGGATGGCAAAATGTGTACGCAAGAGAAATGGAAAGTGCCATAAAGATGAGTCCAGAGTATAAAAAGTCTGTTAATGAAGAAAAAAACCCACCTAAAACAGAAGGTGAAAAGCCTAAAACAGAAGGTGAAAAGCCTAAATTGGGTTTGCTATCATTTTACAATAAACTAAAACAAAGTGAATCATCTAACGACACAACAGCTTCAAGAGTAAATAAAACTGGAGATAGATATGTTGGCGAATTGCAGTTTGGCGAGGCGAGATTAAGTGACTACAAAAAAGCTACTGGAAGTTCATTTGATTTAGATGAGTTTCAAGGAAATCCAAGTCTACAAACAAAGGTTGGACTTTGGCATATTGGGGATATTGATAGATACATAGACCAATTAGGTGACTTAGCAAAGGGGTATGACAAAGATGGATTGAGAGCTATAGCTCACTTAGGCGGTAAAGGAGGAATGAAGAAGTGGTTGGAATCAAAAGGAAAAGCAAACCCATCAGACGAACTAGGAACATCTTTAACTAAATATTACAAAAAGTTCTCGAAATAAAATATTATGGAAGAAGAAAATTTATTTGAATACGAAGGAGTATCTTACTCAGAAGCTGCTCTTAGGGAGGCGTATCCTGAAACCTTTGATGAGTACGTCAATCAAGGGGTATTGACAAAAGTAGGAGGTGAAGAGCCTGTTGAAGTTGAAGATGTTAAAGAAGAGTCTTTTTATGAGTATGATGGAGAGTCTTATCCAGAGTCTTCACTTAGAGACTTATATACAGACTCTTTTGATGACTATGTAGAGCAAGGCGTACTTACAAAAGTAGACGGCCTGGGAAAGCCAATAGCTGTCGAGGATTCTGCGACAGCAAGAGATATGGATTTAGAATCGGAAGATGGTTTATCGGGGTCACAAGAAGAAGACACTCTTCTTGAAAGAACATTTGGAAAGAATGAGCTTACTGATAGTCTAGGAGATGTATGGAGGGCAGCGGTGCAAGGTATTTCACAATCAAAAGTCGTAGACCCATCAATGGATTTAATGACTTCTGGAGCGGATGCTTCGCTTGGCGAAATATATAAATACATAAGAGTAAATGAGGAGTTAAGTAAAAACCAAAAGATTCAAGATGAAATGGCATCATGGGATAAAGATGTTGACAAGAATGGTGGAGGAGCTTATGGTATTCTGATGGCAACAATAAATAACCCTGGAATTGCAATACCAGTAATGGTAAGCTCGATGGCTACAATGGTCGGCTCTCTTCAATCAGAGCAAGCAGTCGCTTCTACTGCCGTAGGTGTAGGGCTTGGTGGTGCTGCTGGGCTTTCTGGTGCAATACTTGCCCCTGCAACGGTTCCTATAGGAATGGCTGTTGGAGGATTTGCTGCATTATCTGGTACTATGGAGGCGGCATTAACATTCAATGAACTCCTTCAAGAAGAAATAGGTGGAGTACTTACTCCTGAAAAAGTTAAGATGGTTTTAAGCGACCCAGAAAAACTTTCTACTTTAAGACAAAAAGCAATTGCGAGAGGTGCTGTAATTACTGCTGTAGATTTTATAACAGCAGGGGTCGCAGGTAAACTTACAGGTACTGTTCTTAAAAAGGCAGTACCATTAGGAACAAGCATTGCGTCTAGGGCAGCTATAAAAACTGCGGGTGTTGCTGGTGGTGTACTAGTAGAGGGTGCTGGTGGAGGCATTGGTGAAGCTAGTGCTAGGGCTGTAATAGGCCAAGAAATGGACGCTAAAGATATAGCTCTTGAAGTAATTGGGGAATTTGGTGGAGCAGGAATTAGTGTAGTTCCTGCCGCTTATAATAACTTAAAGATTGTAAGTGGAAGAGTTGAAGCAAACAAAACCGCTACGGAAGGGGGATATAAAAACGCATCATCCGTATTCGACCCTAACACAGACATTGACGAAACAACTATAACACTTGCGGCTAACAAAAACACATCAAACCTTGTTGACGAACAAGTAGAAATAGAGGTCGCTAACGGTAGGATGACTCAAGAGGAGTCTAATGCTATAAAAGAGAACTTTAGAAGCACTCAAGGTGCTGTAAATACAGCCAATAAAATAGATAGACTAACCTCGGAAAATAAGCCAGAGGTGGTAAATCTTTTAATTGAAGAGGCGAAGTTAAAGAATAAAATAAAAGACGTTGATAACGTTTCGTTAACTAAAACAGAGGCGGTAAGACTTAAAGAAGTACAAGTTAGATTAGAAGAAATTAGCAACCCTAAAGAAGAGGCAGTATCAGAGATAGAGACAGAGGAGGAGACTGGTGTTCCACCAACCCCAGAAGAGCCAGCGAGTGTAGAAACTGCACCTGCGGAAGAAGCAATACCCCAGGAAGAGTTAGAGGAAGTAAGGGGGTCACAAAAAGAAAGAAGAGGTCAAGGTAGTCTCTTAGATAATGTAAACAAAGAAGAAAAAGTTTATCTAAATGGTAAAGAGGGTAATATAAAGATTGACCCAACAAACGAAAACACCATTATATTTGAATCGAGTGATGAAATAATTGAACTTGGAAATAAAGACGAGGTAGGTTCTGAGTCTCTTGCTGGATTTGGATTAACTACAATGCCACCTGAAGGTTTGGATGTTCAAACTAAAACTGCGGATTCAGATGTTGTGTTTATAGATGGTAAAGAGTATAATGTAATAGGTAGAAGTAGAGATAAAAAAGGAAAGGCTGTAATAAAAGTAAAGGAAGTAGTTAGAACTACAGATAAAAAAACAGGAGAACCTGTAATTAAATCTGGATTACAAAGGAGAATCGTAGGAGCTAAAGCGGAAAGAGTTTTAAAAGATGTTCAACGCAGAAAAGAAAAAAAAGAAACTCCATTACCTTTAAAAACAGAAGGAAAAGAAGTTACTACTCCTACTAAAAAAGAAAGAAGAGCCGAAAGAGTTGCAGAAAAGAAAAAAGCTAGAGAGGAGCATGACAAAAAATCATTAGAGGAGTTATCTCAAATTGATGAAGAGTCTCAGAAAAGCATTCAGGAGTTTGAAGAGATGGCTCTCGAAGATGCTGCTCAAGAATCTAAAAACAAAGACTTAGTTCAAGTTGGAGAAGATATATTTCAAGTAACTAAGAATGACGATGGTTCTTTTGCTGTATCTCAAATGAACGAAAGTGGCAAACTGATTGGCACTAGAGAAGAAGGAAAGAGAAGTAAGGCTATAGGTGTATTTAAATCTAAGAAGTCAAACCAAGAAAGAAGGGCTTTAGCTAAAGCAGAAAAGCTTGTAGATGAATTTAAAAAAGAAGAAGCACAAAAAATAGACGATGCTATTAACGAAAGTCTATCTGCAAGACAACAAAAATCAGATGGGTCGAAACCTGCATTTAACGAAAGAATATCCGCACCTGAGTCAATTGTAACAAAATCATTGCAAGTTTTAAGAAACTCTTACGCTGCTGGAAACTCATTGGTTCAATCAATAGAAGACGCATTGTCATTTATAGAGGAGCAAGGGTTTTCTGCAAACGAGTTTTATTTCAAAGACTTTGTTGTTGATGTATTGAGTAGTTCTAAATCAAAAGAAACTACAAAGGCTACACCAAAGACTAAGGCTGCTCCAACGGAAACTACAAAAGCCACTGGGAAAGAAAGTTTAATTGGTAAGTATGGTAAGGTTAGAATTAGAAGGCAAGTAGCAAAAGCTAAAAAGGCTTTATCAAAGATTGCTAAGGGTGTCACTATTGAGGTATACGAAACTCAAGATGAGTTTGAAGCTGCTACCAATGGAGACTCTGTTTCAGGAGGTATTTATGAACCACTAACAAAAACTATAAAGATAAATCTTGAAAAAGCAAACCCAAGAACGGTTGCACACGAAGTATTCCACGCATTACTACTTAAGGATGGAATAACAAACGCTAGAGCGCAGAAAGTTACATCGGATATGATGGCTGCTGTTCGTAAGGTTGCGTCTCCAAAGTTACTTAAACAGCTTGATGCATTTGCTGACGAATACAAAAATGAAGGACTTAAATCTGAAGAGAGTATTGCTGAACTTTTTGGCATACTAGCAGAGAACTACGATTCGTCTCCGCAGTCTGTAAAGGACTTAATAAACGATTGGATAAGAAAGCTTGCTAAGGCTCTTAATGTGCCAGTAGAGGGCATCCTAGACAGCGACAAGCAGGTACTAGAGTTCTTAGGTGTTGTGTCTGGCAAGGTTGCAAGGGGAGAAGTTATTGAGGAGTCTGATATAGAATTATTAAAGTCAGTTGAAGGAGAAAGTGGAAGCGAGATAACCGTAAGCACCCGCCAGCAGATTGTAGGAGAGAACGCAGAACTATCTCAAAACGTAAGAGGTAACCTTAGTGTTGCAAGACAAATGGAAACCGACAATAAAGACGCTAAAACTATTCGTATTGCAACAGGATGGGAACGTGGTGCTGATGGGAAGTGGAGGTATGAGATAGATGATATAGCCATCACTGGGGATGTCACGCCTTGGACTGACGAATGGAAAGGTGAGGGGTATATAACTAAATTAAATGATTTAGTAAGTGGAGGGTTGATTGAAGCTTACCCACAATTAGAAAAGGTTACTGTTGTTAAGGGACTATCAGGGGCTAACTTTGGAACATTTGGTCAAATGTCTAAAACAAGGGAAGGTTGGGATATAAATCTTTCAGATAGAATTTTTAATGAGGATGTTGAGTTTGGAAAATCTGTATTAATACACGAAATACAACACATAATACAAGACATTGAGGGTTTTGCACAAGGTGGTAGTCTGAAATCTGCTAAAGCATTAAAACAGTTTGCCGCAATGCCCCTTGGAATGAAAGCTGTGAGTTTAATGAATAGGATTAAATCTATTCAGAAAGAGTATGGCGATAATGTTACATTATCATTTGGCTCTCACCCAGAATACAAAGAGTATAAAGGAAAGTTAGATAAATTAAACCAAGAAATAGACAAAACAGCAGATAAAATAAGAAAGGTAGATGAAAAATTTGACGGGTTATCAAATTTTGAAATATACAAAGCTCTTACAGGAGAAGTAGAAGCAAGGAATGTCCAAACAAGAATGAATATGACTCCTGAACAAAGGAGAGAAACAACACTACAAGAAACAGAAGATGTAGCAAGAGAAGACCAGATATTTTTTGAACAAGAAACCACAACCCCCCAAACCCGTCAGCAGAAAGTTTTTAGAGCTGGAGATTTGGTTGATAAAGCTGAAACAATATATAAGTTTGATGGACCAAGAAGTACAGGTCATTTTGGAACAGGGTTTTATTTTTTCGGTAAAAAAGAAGATGCTCAAAAGTACGCTAAAAGAACAGGTACAGATACAACATCACGAATTGTTTCTGAAGTTGATTTAGATGATTACAATTTAGCTCCTGCCTCTATAGCTCTTCATAAAGCTTTAAAAAATATAAATGACGAATACTCGTCCTTTGAATTTTTAAAACGTAATTTAAATAGCGAGGTTAGGTCTTATGAAATAGAAAAAGTAGCAAGAACTTTAGGTATTGATTTACCAAGCGATTTGTCTTCTAAGTATGCAGAGGATATAACTAAAAAACTAAGGAGTAGTAACAATAAAGAGTCTGCATCCACTATTGTGATGAAAGAATTAGGTTTTGATGGAGTAGATGCTACAGGAACTGAATTAGATAACTCTACTTACGGAACTGTAGTTTATGATATAAAACCACAAACCCGTCAGCAGAAAGCACAAGATGACTTTACAATACAAGACGTAATAGAAGACGCTGAACAAGAAGGTCTTACAAGAAAAGAAACCATAGAGGTCTTACAAGAACTTGGGTTTACTAAGGATGAGATAAGAGGTGCGGTGAAGCCTGTTAAGGAAAAGGCTAGGTCTGTAGCGTCTGAAACAACAGGCCTATCTACAAGAGAAGCTTTCAAGCAAGGGTTTACAGAGTTCTTTGATGCAATTCAAAGAGGTAAGAAAATAGCAAGAGTAAAAGCTGCGGAAAACTTAAAAGAAAAGGTAAACAAAGTAAGAGAATCTTTCAAGAAAAGATTACAGAAAGAGAAGGATAACAAGGATGCAAGAGCCGCTGTTGTTAAGGATATTCGAGCCATAATAAAAGACTCAGGAATTAGTCAGTTCTCTAAAAGGACTATAAACAAGATAATGACAAACGTCAAGAACGCCAATGTGAATAATATGCAGAGGATGGTTGACGAGGTTATGGATGTTGTTAATAGAGACATTGACAGAGAAGTTAAAGATGCAAGGTATGAGACACTTAAAGCTGCCAGAAAAAAGTTATCAAGACTTGGTGCTTTAAAGGAACTTCAAAAGCCTCTTATGGAGATGTTAAGTATAAACCCTGACTATTTATCTAAAGCTGCTTTAAACTTTTACGATAAAGTGGTTGTAAACTTAGCAAACGTAGAGAAGAAGTTTGACAATAGAGCCTCTAGAGAAGACCTTAAAAAAGCCGCAGATGAGGTTATAAAAGCATTTACAGCTGATAGTATTGCGGCTGAAGAGTTAGCTGGAAAAACAATAAATCCAAACCTTGACTTAACAAAAACAAAGGGTGAGAACCTGAAGCAAATGCTAAAGGATAGGCTAATATCTGACTCTGACTTTGAACTTATGACAAGGTTTGAGGACCTTATTGGTAATACTGAGGAAGAACTTACATTAGAGGGGTTAGAGCAGAAAGCAAAAGAAAGGAGGGACGCTGCAATAGAAGACTTTGAAGCAGCTATGGATGAAATACCTGCGTCATTGCCAAACCTTTCAAGAGATGATAAGGAAGCGGTTAGGTTTGCAAATGGTCTAAAAATGAAAGACCTTGAAAGTTTAAGTACTGCACAAATAAAGAAGCTTACAAGAGGAGTTGAAATGCTTCAGGCAGGATATGTTACCACAGAATTAGTTCAATCAAAAGTACGGGTGGAGGCTAATAGGGATACAACAGAGACCCTTATAAGCGAAACAGAGGAAAGAGGAAAACTTGACAAAGCTATATCTAAAGCTAAAGTCTTTGTAACCAATCTTTTTAGAAAGAGAAATAAGAAGATTACCTCTATAGAGAATAGAATTAAATCAACTCCACTTACAAATATAGACCAAATACTTAACGCAGGAGCTAAAAAGTTTAAATCGACAAGAATTTATGAATCTATATTTAGACCTGTTGGAGCCGCATTCTCAAAAACAGAAGATTTCTTAAAACAAGTAAAGAAAAAACTACAAGTAGCTGAAACCTATTTAGATTTAAACGGCAATAAGAGGTATGTTCAAAAAGCTAAGGTAATGATTTACCAAATTCAAAGAGAGTATGAAAGCAACCCAGATAACAATGAGGTAAGTAAAGCTATAGAGTGGATTAAAGCTACACTTGATGACCCTGAATCAAATATTTCAGATGTAGAGAGAGAAGCGATAGAGAAGATTAGAGACGAGTTTACTGTAAACGGACAGATAGATTCTAAAAAGATTTTAGATAGCCTTACGAGTAAGGAGAAGAAGTATATGGCGATTATAGACGAGGGGTATAAGAGCGTAGAGTTTATGGTTGCTGCTGACGCAAAGATGCAAGGTAAGCTATTTGTTCTTAGAGAGAACTATGTTCACCTACCAAGAGTTACTAAAAGTAAAAATTCAATGAGTGATGATTTGAAAGAAATATCAAGTAGCTTTACAAATCCAGCACTAAAAAACAAAGCTTTGACACAAAGAGATGGTACAGCACACGCAATATCATTTGACCCTACATTTAATGTAAATGCAATAACAAAAAAAGCTGCAATTAGTTACTATATGTACCCAGCAGTCAAAAAAGCTAAAATTACATTAGGAGGCGTCAAGAAGAATGCGCAAACTGACTTTCAGAAAGAAACGGCAGACGCATTGGAGAGTGTTTTTGATGGAATAGTTAAAAGCCAATATGCTCATTTATCTGCCGATAAAGCTTTTATAGAGAAAGCTTTAGCGTTTTTAGGTAGAGCAGGTTACCTAGCACAGCTTGCAGGTCCTATTAAGGCGGTAGTTGAATTAGCAACCAACTTAACTCACGCATTATTTGTAAATCCAACAGGTTTGATTTCTGGGTTTGACACTTTAAAGATTAACTCTAGGGAGATTATGAATAAAGCTATTGACTATTTGCCAACAACCCAAAACAATAGGTTGAGTGGAAAGGGAGTTAAAGACAGTAAGGAGGTAGATAGTAGATTAATAAACGACTCCTTAAACATACTTGAACAAGAGGAGATGACTTCTGAATTTAGAGCTAAAGTAAACACTATATTTAAGTTTGCTAAGAAACCAGCAAGTGCAATAATAAAGTTTAACGAAAACTTGATTTCAAGACCAGACACAATTGTAGCCAGGCCTTTGTTTGTTGGTGTTTTTAATAAGTCTTTTGAGAATATAGCACAAGAAAAACCCAACTGGGAGAAGATTGCAAGTGATGAATCATACAGAGATAAGTTTAGAGATGCTATTAAGCAAGCTACTGAGGATGGGGATACTGCTGTTGTAGATAACGCTGCTTCTAACAACCCGTTTGATGGTATTCCTAAAAACGTACTTGATAAAGATGCTACTCCCGTAAAACAAGCACTACAGATGGTGGATAGGTATATGACAAGGTTTAGAACCTTTGAATACTACTCGGCATTGAAAGGAATACAAGGATTAATGGGTAAAGGTAAACTAACGCCAACTCAAGGGGCAATGCTTTTAGCAGGAACTGTAGCTCGTTTATCTCTGTATAAGATGGGTATTGATATGGTTTTTACTTTGATATTCTCAATGTTAGGTATAGACAAAGAGGAAGATGAGATAGATTTAGAAAAAGATTTAACCAAAGGAGTGTTAGGTGCAGTTGCTACACTTGCACTTGGAAGAAGCTTTGGTAATATTGCTCAGATGCCAATAAACTATGGGACTGAGTGGTTAAATAAGGAGTACGGAGAAGGCATAACAAGGTCAGGAGAGTATAACCAGTATAAGGATGGTCTGGTTTTTTCCAAGATTCCTATGGAGGTTAAACCTCAAGATAATATGGTTGAAAAAATTGTAACCTCATCACTTGGTTCTTACAGTCCAATGGTTAAAACTTTAACAAGAGGTGGGAAAGTAGCAACAAAAGCTGCAACACTGAAGACCGAAGAATCTAGAGATAGAAACTTTGGAGAACTTACAACAAGAATACCTTTTGAGATAGCAGGGAACTTAGGGGTAATTCCAGGGTACAAGAGCCTTAGAAAGATATATTTAAAATATCTTTATGGAGGGATTAAAAATTCAGCAACCTCAAAACAAAATAAAATAAGCAGATTTACAGGTCCAAAAATAAATAATTCTAAAGACAAAGTAAAATCAAGATTTACAGGTCCAAAAATAAATAAATAACTATGACATACAAAATGAACGGATTGCCACAGATAGGTCGGGAGTTGTCTGCCAAAAAAGTTTTTAGTAAACAATCAGAATTAATATCCAAAAGAGGACCCATAGATGTAAGAAAAAAAGAAACTCCTAAAACTTTAGAGTCAAAAGTTAACGACTTCTTAGGTAACC